TCATTTTTAATTCAATAGTTGTAGACGAAGACGTAGGCGAACACGTTGCCCTACATAATAATTGTTTGCTTGTGTAGCGTTCATACGAATTGGAACATTATTACCCATTACATTAAAAATAACATCAGCTTCATTTGCAACAGTTTGAGTGACGTATTCAGTGTTGCAAACTTCTACTTGCCTAACACTCGAATTATTTGCGCCGTTATTTGCACCGACCATGCCACCGATAACAGCGCCTGCAATAGCACCATCATCCTTACCAGTAACGCCTTTGCCAAGTAGTCCGCCGATAATCATACCAGTAAGCGCACTGCCTGCAGCATTGTTGTTATTTGTAGTTCTATTTTCAATATAGCAATTCTGCACCGGTTGTTGGGTTTTGATCCAAATTGACTCTATGTCAACTACGTTACCCCACACTTCGAAACTTTTGCTTTCTTGTGCAAATGCAGTAGATGCCGAGACGATCAAGGCAAGTGCAATCAATATCTTTTTCATAGTTGTATCTCCATATTACAACATATTTACATTATAACGAATTTTTGATTTGTCAACGATTTAATGTATAACTACATTGTAAGAGTAGATGATAAAATTGGTTGACAAGTATGTATCCTGTTGCTATATTGAGCAAACGTAAACAAACATAGCCAATAGGAGAGTTACAATGGCAAAAAAGGGCGGCAAATCAAAAGGCTTTATTTCACAAGGTCTTCGTCAATCTTCAATGAAAACTGCTAGCAAAGATCCCGGCGTTCGTATCATGAACCAGCTCAAAGCGCATCAGGCTGGTAAAAAGACTATGGTGACTATCGAAAATCCTAACAAGGAACAAACTGATAAGAAATTTATCCGTGTTTCAGGTAAGGAATATTTTAAGAAAATCGAACGCTAATTAATAAAAGGCACAAGATGTAGTTGAATACTCTTGTGCCTTTTGTTCTCTACCACTTGATATAGTGTCATAAATGTGCAAACCGGTATTGGTTAAGGTAATACAAAAAACACTATTGAATTTGTAATTACTACTGCTAAAAATGTAATTATCATTTTATTTTTTTTCAAATAATTAACCATTTTTTTAACTTTGCGTGGCCTAGTTAATTTTTTTTTGGCTCTGCGGGTTTACTTTGACCTGTGCTGTCAAATTGCTTGCTACGAGTTTGATACTTGTCAACTATGGCGTCAAGTTCTAATTTCTGTTCTTGACTGAGATTTTTGTCCAGCAAATGTCTGTGTTCTAACACCATACTCAACTTCATGTTCATACGAATCATGTCGTTGTCTAACATACGTATACGATCAACAAGTTTAATAAGTGTTCCCATGGTGGCACCCAGGACCGGATCAATTTCTTCTGTTACCCATTTCCAGATAAAGAATATAAAGTATCCCATGCCACATGCGGCAATGATAGGAAATCCAAAGTCTTTGATTGCGGTTGCTATATCAAATTCCATTAGTCACGTCTCGCATCTTCTTTACCCTCATTAGCTGCAATACGATCTACGTTAGGTTTAATACCCAATGTATAACTTAATAATGCGTCAATCTTAACTAGGTCGTTGTTCATAGTCTGAACACGATTGTCTAATTGTGCAATGATATTTTTAAGTGTAGTTGCTGCTCCGGTTACGCCAGCTAGGATGAACTTTAGTGTTAAGAATACAAAACCTCCGGCAGCTAACGAACCTGCTATCGGAAATCCTACTTCGCTCACTAATGTTAAAAAGTCCATGTTATCCTCTTACAGCTTACTAGTCTGAACACCCATTATAATTTCTCTCCAATAAAGATATGACTCTTTCTTTGAGCGGTCCACGTATCACTATTAGTAGATCCATAACCTGTGTTGATAGCAGAACGCACACCTGCATCCACTGCACTAGCATCATAAACAACTAATACTACAATGTTACCACTAGCTACAGCATTTAGTGCAGATGCTAGTGTGGTTAGATTGGCAGGATTGATATAGGTATCATACTGTGTGGGTCCAGTAACAACATTGCCATATGAGTCTAACACCACTAGAGTATGACCTCGTAGTTCAGTGTCTACTACTTCGATATCGTTTACTACAACTCGAGCAGGTTGGAAACTAGGCACATCGTATGTTGATGATTCTGCATAAATCTTGTTACCACTAACGTATCTTGTAACTGATATTGCTGCGGTTGTGCCAAATGCTTCATAGAAAGTAAATGAGCTAACTGTTTCAATCCATGGACGACCTGCAACTAACCCGCCTATATTAGGATTATCAATAACGGCATTGTTGTCATACTGTGTAGGTAACAGTGTAATGTCGTAAGTTGCCCTAGCGTTACCATCTGTATCACGTTTAGTCGCTGCTAAATCTAATTTAGCTTTCTGTTTAAGCTCTTTAGTTGCGAGTGTTGAAATTCCATTTGCTGCCATAATAATATTTAGTTAATACCTTACTTTAAATCCATTAAGCTATATTTTAGTTTATTCCATTCTTTACTTTGATTTATCATCAATGGAAACATTGTTGTTTGAAACCATGTTTCGTATGCCTGCATATGCATTAGTGTTAGCTGTCTGAATAAATCCATTTTCTTTTCCTGTTACTTTGAAGTTGCACGATAAACGCCGTCGAAGTTTTGAATATCCGACTCGGCCAGTTCATCGATTCGTTCTTTCATCATTTGATAATACTTAACAAGCGTAGCAGGACCGTTGTCGATTAACCAATTTGCTTTGACCATCGACTGTATCCAGTTACTGGATCTGTAATCTTCTAAGAACTGTTGATGTGTTACCCAAAAGTCAGTTCGTGGAGTTTCTTTCCAAATTACTGTGTATATGGTAAGTGCTTGTGTTTTACCTTTGACTGCTAACCAATCTAATTCCACAACATTATAAAAATGTTTAGCTGCATTTGCAGTTTCTGGACCTAATATTAATAACACACCGTATGGCTTGGTTTGTCCTTCGAGACGTGCGGCTGTGCTTACACTATCACCTAAAACGTCATAACCATAACGCTTATAACTGCCAATATTACCAATAACTGTAGGACCAGTATTAATACCAGCACCCATTCCCACAGGCGGCTTGCCTTTTGCTTTGAGTTCTTCATTAAACACCTCCACAGCATCTATCATTTCAATTGCAGTCTTTACTGCAACACATTCATGATTATCTTGGTCAAAAGGTGCACCGTTGATATGTAAACTTGCATCGCCGATGTATTTGATAATAGTGCCTTCGTTGTGCAATACAGGTTGTGTAATTGCTTCCATATAGTCGTTCATGATTTGACGTAAGCCTTCAACATCATCACCATAACTTTCACCCAATGGAGTAAATCCACGCAAATCAGTCATAGTAATAGAAATGTTTTTCTTTACTCCACGTTCTATTACACTCGGATCTTTAGCTAGTAAGTCAACAATCTTAGGTGATACATATCCGCCAAATTGCTTTTTAATCTTTTGCTTTTGTAAAAACTCGCTTACAAACTTAACTGTATATCTTACCAGTCCTACCAATAGCAAGAATGCTGCTGGAACAAAGCCGTCCAGCAAGAAGTTGTAAGTAACAAACGCATAGATACTGCCACCCACTGATGCTCCTACTAAGATTAAGAATATACCAATGCCCGCATAGGTCCAACGTGCTGCTAGTATTAATACTATACCTGCAAGTATAAATGCCAGAAGTTCTGCACTGTTTGACCATGCTGGACGTTCTATGTTGCTTTGATTGAATACTGTGCCTAACATTGTGGCTTGCAATTCATGCGGCCAAACACCACCTGCGGCTGTTGCAATTGGCTGTGTAATACCTGCCGCAGTAGGACCTACAAACACTATACCGCCTGCAAAGTCTTCTGGTAACTCGGCAGCACTGTGACTACTAAAACCTTGGCTCCAGTCTAACCAAACCCTACCTACACTGTCTGTTTGTAAAACACCGTATTGTGGAATACGAAGTTTGTCAACGCCAAGTGGTGATAGTTTGATTTGAAAACTAGGGTCGCCTGCAAGTACACGTAGAATTTCCATTGTTACGTTAGGATACAGTATTCCGCCGCTTTCCAGTATCAGTGGAGCACGTCTTGTAACACCGTCTATTTCTGGAAAAGTGTTAACAATTCCTGATCCAACCGCTGCACGTTCGATGTCAGGCACGTTTGCTGTGATACCAGGCACACTAGGAATAAGATCAATGTAGTCACTGTTAATAATACTAGCACCAGGATTGATTGGTTCGTTTTTGTTCTCCGCTGTGCCCAGCATTGTAACTATAACAGGATAGTTGCTGATTGTAGTAGACAATACACTGTCTTGGCCAGCACGGTCTGTTTCGCTCATCAACACATTGAATACAACCAACCCTGCACCACGTGCATATAGATCTTCAATGAGTTTGGCGTATTCGCCTCTAGGCCAAGGCCACTGCCCTTTTGCTGCAAGACTTGCTTCGTCTATGTTTACTGTATAGACGTTGTTGGCTACCGGTTCTTGATTTACTATAAGTTGATCAAAGTAACGTAGTCTAAGACTTTCTAAAAAATCAGGATTGCTAAACTGTAGCCAGCCTAACAAACCTAATACTAAAATGCTCCAAACGGGTGATAACAATATTTTTTTCATACTGTATTTATTATTTTTTCAATAACAGCAATTTGGCTTTTAGATCTTCGTTGTTTATTTTGGGTTTTTCATGGGCCACCACTGGTTGGGATCGTATTTTAGTATTTTTATAGGATTCTTGGTCCCATCCATTGCGGCTTCTAACAGCGGCGATGCGGGCCTGGATTTCAGCAATTCTACGATGGAAGTCCGATGGTCCAGTGTGTACTTCATCCTCTTTACCCTTAAATAGATTGATCAACCATTTCATTTTTTAATCTGAAATTCTATGCCTAGAACAACACCAACATTATTGTCTTCAACTGCGGGCGTTATATAACCTATTGTATTATTATTTAATTCGTAAGTGGTTCTAACAAAAGGAATTACAGCACTTTCATTGTATCCAGATACTACGCCAAATTCGTGATTCCATTTTCCGTAGCCTAATTCAATACCAGCATAGGCACTTAACGCATCTTCGCTATTGTAGTAAGCCCCTGCAATAAAGTCGTCGTTTTGTAAACGAATGTGGGGATGCAAATTGTTGTAGTTGTTTTCCATCCCCAAATGAAAACTCAATGCTATTCCGTATACTAAATCCATTTGTGTTCCTTATTGTTGATTAACTGTTAAATTGCAACCCGATGGTGTGCTGCATACTCCAGATACTGTATTGCCATTACTTAACCCATGTGGTAAACTATAGGTTTGATTAGTAGATCCGTTTTGACTCAATTGAAAATTCCACGCACCGCCGCCATTTTCCAGTTGTATTGTAGCAGCATGATTGCCGCTGCCATCTTGCACTATACTAGCAATATGGTCATCACCAATTAAGTTCATTTCTAAATAGTGATTACCTAAACCTTTTTGATTTACTGTGAGATTGATGTAATCGCCGTATATGCTAACGAACATGTTTTTGTTTGTGTCCCTTTGCTGTAATAACAGTGTGTTGCTATTACCATCCACATTCGCTTCTAGATAGTGTCTAGCGGATGTGGCAGTTGTTTGTAGTGTGTCTACGCTGTTACTATTACCATCTATATCCACGCTTGCGTAGTGACCGCCGCCGATCTGTTCCACTTCTACAGAATTGTTGTTGCCAACAATGCTTACGTTTGCATTATTGCCTGTGGTTTGTGCTAGGTTGGCAGATCTACGCCCGGCTTGCGTTGGATTTATACCTGAAGAATAAACTGGAGTTGGAACAGAACCTGGGTTGGTTACAGATCCTGTGCCGGTTGCTGTTGATGTTGCGGTGTTGCCCGAATTGTAATAGAATGTAATTTCTGCAATCTGCATACTGTCACAGTTCAAACCGCAGCCTTCGCCTGACTTAGTTGTAGGAAAGAATATGTAATAGTATACATACGCAGTAGTATTGGTCACTGGAATTTTAGGACTGGTCCAAAATCTGTCATTGCTAAGAGACAGCGGCCCTTCTTGAATCAGTGTCCAGTTTACGCCATCGTTGCTTGCATATAGTTTGTAACTAGTCGGGTCTCTTCCGGAGAAGTCATTTGCTGTCGTAAGTGTAAATTCATTCACCACACGACCCACATTTAATTTTATAGTAACACCGGCGTTTTGTTTGTCAAAGTTTAGATACTTGGTGTTTGGATTATTGTCAAATGCTTGTGTAGCACCTTCACCTGCTGGGCTGTTATTGCTAGTAGGATAGTGATTGGTTATGTTACCGTTAGAACTGTTATTATAGATTGGCGTAGCAACAGCAGGAGGTGCGGCAGTCTGTCCTGCTGCTAATGGAGTACTGCTAGCAAAAGTGTAGTTATTCAAGTCTGCACTACTTACACTGGTATCCATGTTGGTAAATGATGCACTAGCACCATAGTTGTATCCTTGTGCTGTTGAGATAACGTTGCCAAAGAATCCACTGCCGATGTAAAATATAGCGCCGTTACCAAGAGCAGTAATATCTCCATGGTCGTGAACTATGCTATGTTGTGTGCCGTTACTGTTCATTAACTTTAGCCCATACTTGCCAGGATTGGTTGTGCTAGCAAAGAATTGGAAATATTGTCCGGCAGTAACCGTTACTGTTTGAAAGTTTTTGTTATATGGAGCAATAAAGTTGCTGGCATGTAGAGTGGTTCCACTCCAGTAATATTGCACATCAAATATTTGATTTATACCAAACTTTCCATCAGTGATAGCCGCAAATGCCGCACTCACAAATATAAAGTAAACAAGTATAGCACTACTGAGTTTGGACAATATTGAACGAAACATTTGTTCCTCCACTATTCAGTTGCACCGCAGCCGTTACACCATCTTGGTTTAGATTATAGGTACCATGTGTGTCTAAACTGAGTGTTAGCATTGATATGTGCGGCGAACGATCAGAATCTATTAAGATAAATTCTTCATTGATTACAGTTTGCATCCATGGAAAGTTTTTGATGTTGGGCAGTATTTCGTTATCTTCTTCGTCTAACTCACTTTCCAGTGATGCAGCATTGATGTCTAGTAAGTTATCCAAGTAAGTGTTGTTTATTCTGTTTACATCCAGTGCATTGGTAGTTAGTTCTTTATCTTCGGCTAACAAATCTTCTGACAGTTCTTCGTTTTCCAATAGGTCCACATCTAGTTCGCTTGTAAATTCTTCTTCTTCATCGTCGTTCGCAAAACCTCTAGGAAATTCTGCCGGTGGCACAATAATAAGATTGTTGTTGATGTTGGAACTGTTGAGCAATAACTTGCGTGGATCGGCCGGCATCAACCCACTATGTGATACCAGTGTTCCTTGATAAGATTCATTGAGTATCACTGAACCTGCGTCAGTGCTTACTGAGATTGAGCCCACGGGGCATTCATCTTCGTTTAAAGTTTCGTCTGGACAACTGGGCAATAGAATAATCAAACTACGACCAATTTCGTCCACTGTCATACTAAAGTCTGTGCCTCTAACAGTAATGCTTGCCGTCGGTGTGGTAATGTCAACATTTTCTCTGCTGGTTTTGGCCAAACGTCCTGAGGTCATTTGAACTGTGCCCAATGCAACCTTCATAGCCATTTTACCAGCACCAGTGTTGGGATCATAGACAAAGTCGTCAACTACCAACTGACTTTGTTCTGTGATCTCAACTCTAGTGTCGTCAGCAAATGTTATGCCCAATCTAGTGTTGGCAGTAATCAGTTGATCCATCATTTCAACGCCGAAGCCCATTTCAACAACAAACTTGTCGCTTTCTCTTCTGGCTTCTGCAGGATTGCCTTTGAAGTCGGTTACTAAACCAACTTCAGCTATGGCCAAGCCAGGAATAGACATCAGCAGGATGAACATAGTTCTCCACATATTAGTGTTGAACTATATCCACAGTGTTGGTATCGCCATCTATACTAACGTTCACTTTGTGACCCACAGAAGTAGTTTGTGTAAGATTGATCACGTTGAAGTCACTGGGTGTTGTTTGGCCAACATTGAATACATTGGTTGCATCAGCAGCATCCAATGCAAAGTTGATTTCGTTGTTGTTGCCATCAAGATTCAGTGTTGTGTCAGTTAGATTTACTTGAATACCGTTACAAGTGCTGTTGATGTAATCTTTGCAGAAAGTGATGGTATTGTCATTGCCTATAACAGCCGCAACAAAGTTGTTTTCTGTGCCACTGTTGATATTTGCAAGTATTTCGTTCAGATCACCTTCGACTCTGTATTCAAAGTTAGTATCATTGGCACTTACTTGTATATAGATCTCTGCAACGTTTCCGTCACCGTCCTGAACGATTTCAACATTGATGTCATCGCCGTTGACAATCATAGGAGCTACTTCAGTGTTGATTCTGTTGTTTCCGTTTTGTTGTAGTACGTTTACGTTAGTACCGTTGCCTGCTTGATCAATATAAACTTCACTAGCATGTAGTGTAGTTGTAACACCCAACACTAATGCTGTTGTTAATAATAGTTTTTTCATTTTTTTGTCCTCACAAAAATCTTATTGTTTAAAAGCCCAGATCCTTTTATCTGCGCCTTCTTTTATCATTTCAATAACCGCTGCCTCTACTGCGGTCTTTACTGCATAAGATACTGGTTCGTTTTGACTATTACCTATTTCAATTTCCAAGTTTTGTGTGCCGGCTTCAATAAACTTAAACACATTAAAATCTGTGCTGGTACTCATTATAGTTTTTGTTACTGCTACACTTGCTAAAACTTCGCCAGTTTGCACACTAACTGTTCTCATAGTAACTGTAACTACGTCTTCTCTGTATTGTGTGCTTGGACCTATGCCCAAGTATCTAGCACCCGCTCCACCAGTTAATACATTGCTGTCATAACCTACAATCGATCCTTCGACGATTATTCCAGCAAACATTAACGGAGCAATAGGTGTAGGATCCGAAACGCTTTCTCTTGTCTGAGTTATGATTTGACGTTCTCTTGCAAGATTTTCTAATCCAACTCTTTCAACTACTTTGAACCACTTGCCGCCACCTACTTCTTGCAATGCTTGTATAACATATGCATCTGCACCTTGTGTAACTGCAGTCGAAATATGCGCTAGTCTATCACTAGGCTTACGTTGCCCTGTTTTGTCTTCAAACGCATACACGGCTGCTACTATTGGTCCATTTGCAGGAGGCGCAATAGTAGAAAATTCGTTTGTTGTAGCCATTGGCTCTGGAGGTGCCGGTTTGATTTCATCAACTGTTGATACACAACCTGCAAGTGTAAATGCTAATATAGTGCTTATTAATACGCTTTTCATTAAAATGCAAACTCCCCTACTGGGACATCAAATTCAGCAATGACGTCGCCGTTTGAGTCTACTACTTTTACATAAATTCTATCTTGGTCTCTCTTCCAAGATATAACATCGCCGAACGGTGTTTCTGCGTCATACCACTCACCATCAATTAATACAGAACCTTCAGCAAATAAACTGTCAGCAATCTGCCGTGAAAGTTGTGCATATATTCTAGATTCTAGATTGTTTTGAAATTTATACGCATTTGAACTTTTGTATTCTCTGTCAAGACGATCTAGTTCTGCTTGAATGTCTGCTTCAATTTTGTCTTTGCGTTGTTGCTCTAATTGTGCAATGGTTAAAACGTGTGTGCTGTATCCATTGCCACTAAACGCTGGTGAATTAAATTCAAATACCAATTCTCCTGCTTGCGCTGCAGATGCATAAACAAACAGGCTCAATACTGTCACTCTCAGTCTCATGTTGTCACTCCTCACAATTATTTAAGGAGTTCTAAACAAAAGTTATAGTATAGGTTAACTGTGCTTTTTAGAAACTTTTGTATTATACTAAAGTATATGATTTGGCAGTCCGTTAGCCCCACTGTCTTTGGACGACAGCAATGGGACCCTTCTACCCTCAGTATTTTTTAACTTACAGTAGGATTTATTCGCCCTTATACCCTGTCGAAGGTCAAATCTTATCTGGGAACGCCGCCACGGACTAACGGCGACTACTCTATATTAAAACACCCTAAGTGAGCATTACGCTGGACTTAGGGTGTTGATCTTTTTTACCGATTCTTATCAACGAACATAATCAATTATTAATAAAAAATCTTATTATACGATTATTTATTCCTTAACTTAGGACCTGCAATTAACTGGCCTTTTTCATTTATGTCCAGCAACCCAAGCATAATAATTGCATCAAGAGTTCTTTTAGACGCAGTCCTAGACCCTTTGACATATCCCATCAGAAACAAAACAATTCCGATACCTGCAGCAATCAACCCCTGTGTCGTGCCGTCCATTGCAAGTCCTTTCGTCGGTTACACTGTTAATATAGTGTATTATATCGTTGTTGTCAATACCAATATATTATTTACTTTAAAAAGAATAAAGGGGCAGTTTCCTGCCCCTTGATGCCATTGTTTATAAAATTCTAAGTATGAATTAGAATGCGAAACTTACGCCAAATGCTGGTGTAGCTTCTTCAGTGTCAACGTTGTAACCAACTTCTGCGTATAGATCAGCACCATTAAAGGTGTGCTTTACGCCAAGACCAATGTTTTGTAGAGCATCAGCTTCGTCACCGTTGACAAATACAGTTGCAACTTTGTAACCAGCAGTTGCTTCGTATGCAAATGCATCTGCATAGGTTACTGCTAGACCTGCATTAACGCTTGCAATTGTGGTAGCTGCAGCCGCACCAACTACAAAATCTTCTGTGTCTAAGTTATAGTCAACAGTTGCGTTGTAGCTTACCGAAGCTGCTTTACCTTCATATGCAAGCTGAACATTTTCAATGTCGCTTACATCTGCACCGATGTCAGTAAAACCAACAAGAGCAGCAAAGTTTCCATGACCGATGATTAGTGATTCATGATCGTCAGCTACATCTGCAAGGGTGTCGCCACCAACAACTTCTAGACCGCCAAAGCTGAATAGGTCGCCTTGGTCGCCAAAGCTAAGTGAAGTGCCACTGAACGCAACACCGATGTTCCAGCCGTCTAGAACTAGGTCACTATTATCAGTAGTTACATCGACACCTGCAAATACAGTTGCAGCTTCGCCTTTAACACCAAATGAAAGGTCAACACCAGGTGCTGCTACATAATTGCCTGCAATGTCTTTTGTAACATCAACAGATACTTCGCCGCCAACATCAGCAGCATATGCAGCGCCTGCAAATGTGATTGCTGCAACAGTAGTTAGGAATAGTTTTTTCATAGATTCTCTCTTTAGATATGTTACTGACTTTTGTCAGTTAGTTGTGTAGTTTTTTTATACAGTATTAATTATCTTTTTAAAACCGTTATTTTTGGTTTTTTACACTAATCAGTGATTTTGTGTTACAGTGTGTGCTTTTTGTGCAACAGTTATTTTACTAGCGAATACCAAAACGACTTAATCTTATCCACTGTGTTTTGTGGAAGTATTCTTGCAGTTTTAATATCACTACCATCATGTTCTCTAATTTTTCTAACAGCTTCCACACTACTGTTAGCAGACACGACATGCGTTTTAGCCTGTGTGGTGATTTCCCATCTCATATTGATACCAATTTATTTACGTTTTGTTTTTCTAGGTGTAGCACTAATTGTAATAGGCGCAGTTTGCCCCATTCTACCTAACAATGGACGTATTGCATCGTCTGCTTGGTCTTGCGTCCATTTAAACTGTTTTTGTGCTTCTGATAACATATCGTTAATGTTATCGTGTCTTGCAATAATTTTATAAAGTATTGCGTCTATTTCAATCCAGTTCATCTGCCATTCCGTGATTTACATCAGCATGGCCTTGCTCGTCTGCTCTCACAGCAATTACCACGTCTCGCAAAGTTGCAGCGGCTGGCAGTTTATAGTAATCAATAGCGATCTGTGGTGCAGGAATGTTTTCAATTCTACCAGCGTCAATTTCGTCTAGATAGTGAGTGTAACTAATAACCGCTTGTTCTTCAAAGTAACCGACCATGCGGTGTGCAGTTTGTGGAAACAACACATATAGAACAAAGTAGAAGTGCCAGAACACAAACTGTGCAAACAATATCAACAATCTTTCTAGTCGACTGGGCTGTGCAATCTCTACAAAGATCATTAGGTGCATACGCTCATTTTCTGCTTCGTCTAGTAGAGTTTTGATCCATCCTCTATCGTCTGGCTGCATACGACGCAAACTGCGAAGATGGTTCCACATTCCAGCAACCATTCCCGGAACACCTGCCACAGTTTCTAATACAACTGCCCTATGACCGTAACGCTTGGCAAAGAAAGTATCTGCAAGCCAGCGCAAGATCATTGTCAATCTATAGGCTATTCGGTCTGAAAAGGTTTCTGGCCGTGTTTCAATCATTGACATAAATCTTCGTATTTGGTTGTGTAAATTCTATGCATACTCATATCGCCTGAGTAAGAAGGTTTAAACAAATTGATAATTTTAATAAGCATAGTGTGTCCTTGTGTGTAAGTGCAACTTTTCTGTTGCCAGGTAAGTTGCCAACCCCTGTAACCCTTAGGCTACCATGCGCTCCATTGGAGCATAGTTGCTGTTTGCGACTATAATTTTATTGCGTTAACCGAGCTTTCGCCGGGTGACTCCATCCTGCCTAGTTCGTACATCGATCCTGATCACCCCCAAATTTAATTTATGGTGGAGGTGGGGGGAATCGCACCCCCGTCTGTCCCGCTTTCAGTGAACTTCAACGTCACAAGTTATTTATACAACGCTTATCGCTATTTGTCAACCGACTTGTCATTGGCTATTTTGTTAGCAGCTTTGGTTGCTCTTATCTTTGCTTTAGTTTCTTCACTGTGCGATTTTCCATACATACGATTGTTAGATCCCGAGCTTGCTTTTGAAAGTTTTTTTCTAGTTTCTTCTGTCACAACTCGATTTTTGTTAGCGACACTTATCTTTGCCTTTGCTTCATCCGAATGTGTTCTACCTTTTAGTTTAGCGGCCCCCTTTGCTACAGCCTCCGGATCTCGCTTTTGTCCTTTTAAAGGATTTACCCATCCAGCTTCTTTTCTTTTATCCTTAGTTAAACGACATTTCTCTTTTGCTATTTTCGCTGCTTCTATATCTAGCTGTTTGCGATCATATGGCAAAGTCCCACGTTGCCAACCTTGATCTAACATATAAGGAAGTTCTTCAATGAAACACATTTTTTGTTTTGTGCCGTTATTGATGTGTACCCTGTTCTTTCCTGCTTGTGGCGAGGCCGCTTCGTAAATTGACCATCCTTCTATACCAGGCTCACGGATATTGTTTTTAGCATTTTTGGTTGCCCACCCATAAGATAACCCATGTTCTAAACAGAAATGTCTTAGTGTGCCGTATACTGTATATTGATCCCCGACGGGAGACGTAAGTATGTATTTCTTTGATCTACCATTGCCGCTGCCCGAGGTGGCTCTTGACATGTGTTGTCTATATTCTTCTGAATAATATCCAGTACCTTCTTCTTTTTGTCGTTTCCTTGTTTCAGCAATACCTGCTTTAATTTTAGCTTGCACCTCAGGACGACATGAAGGGTTTTTGTCTCCTTTTACTCTGCTACTTTTTAATGCTTTAACTTCAGGTTTGTTATTATATGCTTTTATTTTTTCTTTGGATTTTTCATCTAGGAGAATTGCGTTACCTGTATTACGATTAAGCCAAATTTTGGTGTTTTCCAAAACTTTCATTTTTGAAAGTACTTTGGTTTCCCATGCAATGGCTGCTTTTTCGCATTTGAACTTTTTTCTTATTTCATATTCAAAACTATCCACACCATACTTGTTAATAAGATCTTTTACTCTTTCACTCGACGAAAAATAATGTATCCACAAGTCTTCTTCCGGCGGAACTTTGTTTCCCCATCGTACTCCATAGTAAAATTGATTAGTGGGAATATGTTTTAATAGATAAGTATATGCATCATCTGCGTATTTCATATTATTAGCCTGTTGGTAAGGGTCAGATACCGCTCCCGAGTCTGTCCCGCTTTCAGTGAACTTCAACGTCACAAGTTATCTATACGCTATTTCTTAGTATCAGTCAAGAAAATAGAGTGGTTTTACCCACTCTATTACTATTTTAAAATTACTTGTTAGCCCACTCTGCTTGAGTTGCTGCAAGTTCTGGATCTGGAACAAGACCGTATTGTGCAAGCGGGCCGTCTGGGCCAGCCATTTCGTCACTTACGAAGAACTGTACATACTCTCTAAGTCCTGGGATTACTTCAAGATGTGCATCCTTAACATAGAAGTAAAGTGGACGGCTGATTGGATAGTCACCACTGGAAATAGTTTCCACACTTGGGAACACTCCGCTAACTGTTGCAACTTCTAGTTTGTCTGTGTTGTTCTGATAGAAGCTAAGACCAAACACGCCTAGTGCAGTTTTGTTAGCATCGAGACGAGCAAGTGTTTCTGTATAGTCACCATCAATATCAACTGATGCGCCGTCGGTTCTTACTTTAACGCAAGCCTTCTTCTGGTCGTCGTCTAGTTTCTCAACACCGAGTGCTGCTTTACAACCACCTTCCATTACCTTTACATCAAACACTTCACGAGTGCCGTGCTTGGTACCTGGAATGTATGCAAGGATTGCTACTTCTGGAAGTGCTGGATCTACATCACTCCAAAGTTTCGCAGTGCTTGACTCGTGAAGTGCTTTATATAGTTGTTCAACAGTCAAGTCATCAATATTAAGTTGATCGATATTTGATGCAAACACAATGCCGTCATACCCGATTCTGACTTCGGTGATTTTGCCAACTGTTTCTTCGCACTTAGCCCATTCTTCGTCTTTCATTTTTGAACTGCTATTTGCGATGTCAACAGTGTTTTCGCCTGTTCCTTCACATAGTTTCTTACGACCAGCACCAGAGCCGCCGCCTTCAACTACAGGTGTCTGAAAGTCGAAATTTTCACCAAATGATTCAGCAACAATAGTTGCATATGGAAGAACAGTCGATGAGCCTGTTACTTGAACGTTGTCACGTGCAAATGCTGTAGATGCAGCAAATACCAGTGCTGCGCTAAGTAGTAAAGTTTTCATTTTTAATCCTTTTGTTAATATTAACGCAAGGGAAACTGTTTATACTCTGTGAGTGTTGTGTGTATATGTCTAAGTGTCCCTCGGAGATGTTTCAATCTCCACTAATATTTACAATCCTATTGTAACAACTGTATAACAGTTGTATGAAATTTTTGTAAAATCTTTACTTTTTTGACATTTTTTTTGTCCATGCTTCTTCGAAACCATCTTCATGAACAACGTTTTCGTGGTTTCCCCATATACGATCAAAATACCCGTTATATACACTTAGTATATCTTTTTCGCTCCATGCATCTGGAATTAAATGCCCTTTGACAATCCAGTAATATCGGTTGGCTTCTTTGTGTTCGTATTTTGTCATATTTGGTCCTTTAGTCATATTTACTGTACAGTAAACAATATTGCGCTAACATAATAAATAGTTAAAATGGAGTTAATATTATGGCCGATCTAATCAAGGCATCTAAAATCGCATTTGCAAGTGAATTTGCATTTTATCTTAAAGCACACAACTTTCATTGGAACGTAGAAGGTCCAAACTTTAGTGAATACCATACATTGTTAGGCGACATATATGAAGAAGTTCACGCTAGTGTAGATTTGTTTGCTGAAAACATTCGTAAGTTAGATGCATATGCACCTGGCTCATTTAGCGCATTTGCTGCTATGTCTGTTATTGCAGAATCAAACGACCAGCCCGATGCAATGACAATGATTGCAATCTTAGCACAAGATGCTGTTAAAATGGCAGAGTTGTGCAGCATGGTGTTCAGAATTGCAGAAGAAGTTGGCGAACATGGTTATGCAGACTTTTTAGCCGGCAGACAAGATGCGTATCGTAAACATGCTTGGATGTTACGGTCTACATTAAAGTAATTAAAAATTTAACACAGTTGATGTTAAGTTTTCGGCGCTCATTCTAATGCCGCTGTCCCATTGTTCTTCTGGGTATGTTCCCCACATAAGTTTGTTGTTATATGGCAATGCAGTCCAGCATCCTACTCCGTTTGTAATACTACCGTATATTTCTGATTCTAATTGCCCTGGACCCCACGAACTGCTACCAACTATAATACGCCAATATTCTGGAAATTGACCTATATTCATTATGTTGATAATGGCTTTATCTCTTGTCATACTAAGTTTATGATTAAGCTCTGTGGTTCCAGGTAGCTGAAAATCTTTACTATGAATTACATATGCACTACTTACATCAACTGGCCCGCCGTAATATATCGGCGCCTTGAACTGTAAGTTCATACCTTTTCTTAACTTTTCAGAAACACTGTCTTCTAATTGTTTATTAACGATCCAACCTTTGGCACCGTCACCATTGTGGTCTGCTACATAAACGACACTTTTATTAAAGCTACCGCCTAATAATGAAGGCAAACTCACTAGGAAATTATTTTTATATCCCATATAAACTCCTATTCATATAATAATATTTATAGACAAAAAAAAGTAGCCCGCAAGGGCTACTTTAAAGTTGCTAGTTAAGTTTATTATTATTTTTTATCAGTTGTGCCGCTTACGAAAGCGTAAAACTTTTCAGCAGCTTCTAAAACCTTTTCTGCACCAGGCACGTCTGGCATTGTAACCTTTGTTACCATGTCACTGCCGTCCTTAGAAATTGAAGTCTCAAATTGACCCCACTTTGCATGAAAATCCTGCCATGCTTGGTTTTGTGCCATTTCAAGGACCTTAGTGCGAATCTCGTAACCATTTTTGTTTGGTTTAACTTGTGGCATTGCTGCCTTCATCATCTCTGCGAATTGTTCGAATTGTTTTGTCATGTCGTTCATAATTTTATTTCCTTTGTGTGTGTTTGGATTGCATATGTTCATTATCATAAACTATCCCTGTGTGTAGCTATTGCTATTTGCTAACAATAGTAAATTTATTTAGTTTTGTCAATTGGCTTACTGACTTTTTTAACTGCTTCTTCTTCACCATAATATGGAATATGTGCCATTACGCTGTTCCCTCACCTAACATAATTTTACGAGCAAGATCATGACGACCTTGGCGAGCAAGTTCAGCAGCGGCTCTAGCACGGCCGGCATTTTCAAACCATGTGATTATTTTCTTCCACATCATTTGCCGCCTTTTTTCTTTTCGTAGGCATTACGATATACGCTGTGATCTGGATCTATCATCATGCCCACCCTGTTAAATTCTGATTTGCTCGGACCTGCCACGGTGCTTCGTGACGGTCAATTCTTCTAATACGATTCTCTAGGTCAACAAGATCAACAGCATCAGCTAGATACTCTTCGATACGATCTTTTTCGGTTCTTGCTTTGAATAGATTTTTGAAATTAAACATAGCGAGCTTCCTTGCCGTATGCAGCTTCAAGAGCAATTTGCTCAATCGAACTGGAACATAATCCCAGATCTTTGAGTTGATGCACTGTCAAAGAACTAAGTTCTTTGTAGGTTTTTCTGTAGGTGCGGTTTCTAGCATACCATTCGGTCAACAGTGATATCATCGTGCTACTCCTAGCTTAGGAGCAACCCCATACTGCTTCATATGAAAGTATGCGTATTCAGCATCCTTCTTGTATTCGGTACGAGCCCAAACAGCCAGCTCTTTGTCTGTCATAGTAGGTTTAGTGTTTTTAGTTAGACTATCAAACAGTCTTAAAGTTAACATTTATATTCTCTCTTTCATTCGTATGTCTATATGTGTTAAGATTTTGCAGATGCATTGCTGCACTTGCACACACATATTTACTACTAAAATGGTCGTTTTTCTACCGATATTTACGCAAAGACGATATGCGTCTAGTGCATATCACACGCCGAATAACTTACGTATACTTGCCGGATCATCTAGTGTATACGGAGATTTGATGTTTGTCTTTAAGCGACCTTGACAACGGTAACCCGCTGCCACTACACTAATAACTTGGTCGCCTAACTTACGATCTC